ACCCTAGTTCAAGAATTTCCTGATGTACAGACATCTGGCACGGTTTCCCGTAGTCAGATTGCTGCAACGATGGAGAAACTTGGTACCTCTAAATGGCCGCAATGGCTAATGCAACACAAGGCAGGACGTGGTCTCTATGTTCTTCCTGGCAGCAATGCAGTCCAAAAGGAAGAACCTCAAGAAGTGATCGTCAATATGCAAGATACTGAAAGCCTTGTCCCTAAAGTAGATCCGAACTACGTACCATTCGGTAATCACAAAGACATCGATGTCATCATCAAGTCTCGTCAATTTTATCCTGCTTATATTAGTGGCCCCACTGGGAATGGTAAGTCCACGACTGTCGAACAGGCATGTGCTAAGAACAAACGTCCTCTGATTCGTGTTAACTTGAACATGATGACTGATGAAGATCAGTTGATTGGTTCTAAGACTCTTGTTGATGGAAACGTAGAAGTTGTAGAAGGTCCGGTCATTATTGCAATGCGTAGTGGTATTCCCCTTCTTCTTGATGAAATTGACGCAGGTTCAGCAAACACTCTGCTTTGCTTGCAACCTATCCTTGAAGGTAAACCATATTACTTCAAGTTGAAGAATGAACTTATCTATCCTGCTCCTGGATTCACAGTGTTTGCCACTGCGAACACAAAGGGTAAAGGTAGTGATGACGGTCGTTATATTGGTACTAACGTTCTGAACGAAGCTTTCCTAGAACGTTTCGCAATCACTTTCAACCAAGACTACCCAAGTGCTTCAGTTGAACGTAAGATTGTTATGAATCTGATGAGGTCTTTGTCTTGCGAAGACGAAGAATTTGCAGATACACTTACTAAGTGGGCTGATGCAATTCGTAGGACTTTTGCAGATGGCGGTGTGGATGAAACTATTACCACTCGCCGATTGGTACACATTGTACGAGCTTTCTCTATCTTCAAAGACAAGAAGAAAGCAGTAGACTTGTGTATTAATCGTTTTGATGACATCACTCGAAACGCATTTTCTAATCTATTCGAGAAGGTGTCTAAACCGGAACCTGAACCCGTTGCTGAAGTTCCATCTCAGGATGTAGAAATTCCATTCTAAAGCGGTGTACAATAATTTCGGATTGTGGTATAATATATTTTTGAAAACCGAAAGGACTTTATTATGAACTATTCTGATCTGACCAAAACTCAAAAGCGTTGTATTGATGCCTTTGTTTCTATCCGTCCTGAACTTGCAACACAGGAAACTATTACTCGTCCAGAAATTGAAGATCTGTTTAAGACTTTGTTTGATGCCCGTGCAAACGGTGGCGAGAAGATTGGTTACCCTATGTGGCTTGTCAAAGGTGAGAAGACTGAACGCGGTGTGTATAAGTTCCCTGCACCAAGTTTGTCTCAAGCTAAACCTTCTAAATCTAAATCTAAAACCGTACAAGCAACTGTAAAAGTTGAAGAAGAAGATAAAGAATTTTTTACAGATCTTAAAGAATATGGTATTATGGAAACAGCTTAATACAAGCTGTGTCTTTAATGGGTGCGGCTAGTCCGCACTCTTTTTTTATGTTAACACTATGGAGTTATTATGACTAAACTTTCTCGTCTTGAATCTTACTTGAAGTCCGGCGCTACTGCCACCCCACGTCAAATCAGTGGTATGTTCGGCTTGCAGAATCCTACTGCTGCAGTTCATGCTTTGCGTAGCAAAGGTGTTTGTGTTTATGCAAACCAAGCAACCTTGACTACAGGTGAGCGCACAGTCAAGTATGCAATCGGAAAGCCAACCAAGCAAATGATTCGAGTTGCACACTCACTGGGTCTTTTTGCTTAATTGAAGTGTACTTAATTAGGGGATCTGGGTATAATATACTCAGGTCCTCTTTTTATTTAATATGGCAACTAAAGAACAAATTAAACAATCTCAAACTGCAACGACGGGAGGTCGTAAGTTTGATGGCGGAAAACTTCGCTATGGTCTAATTCCTCCTCTAGCGCAAGCTGAAATGGTTAAGGTTCTAACATTTGGGGCAGAGAAGTACGAGCCTGATAACTGGAAGAAAGTTCCAGAGTCTAAGACTCGATATTTCGACGCACTTGAACGCCATGTCTGGGCATGGAAGATGGGAGAACAGATTGATCCAGAATCAGGAATCCATCACCTTGCTCACGCAATGTGTTGTCTTGCTTTCCTCTACGAACATGATGTGAAATATTCAAAGGAATAATATGTGGTCTTGGGAAAAGAAACAAAAAGAAAATACACAGGTCTCAGAAGTAGACTATAAAGCTTTAGCTGAAAAGCTTGAAGCTCAAGTTAAACGACTTGAAGATCAGATTAACACTATCTGTCATGAATCTAAGAACGAAGATTTCGTGTTTGATTTTAAGGCAGTGAAAGTGTTTTCAGTTGAACGTAACTGGAAAGATTATCAACCAGCTACTATCGTTGGTTACATAATCAATGAGCCCTATAGCGATTCTAGTGGAATCATTGGAACAAAAGAATGTGTAAAGGAATGGTATCTCTACTGTTCTAAAGAACAACACGCGAAATTGGTTGAGCAATTCCGCAAATCAATGAAAGGTTGATAATGCAACTCTCAAAAGAAACTCTTAATGTCATCAAAAACTTCTCATCTATTAATGGAAGTCTGATGCTAAAAGCTGGCAATAAGTTAGCTACAATCTCTGAAGGTAAGAATGTCATGGCTGAAGTGACTATTACTGAAACCTTCCCAAGTGACTTTGGAATCTATGATCTTCATGAATTCCTAGGTGTTACTTCTCTGTTTGATAATACTGATCTTGACTTCAAAGAAAAGTACGTATTAATTTCAGATTCTACTAATACAAATTCTCGTATTAAATACTTTGCAGCAGGCGAAGGTGTTGTTAAAGCTGCACCTGCAACTATCAAGTTTCCAAGTTCAGATGTTACCTTTACGCTTGATGCATCACAACTTGCAATGATTCAGCGCACTGCTGGTATCCTAAAGGCAAGTGATGTTACTATCACCGGTGATGGTGAAACCCTAAGTGTTATCGTTGCTGATAAAAAGAACGATACATCGAATGCATATACACATGCACTTGGTACTACCTCTGAAACATTCAAAGCACATCTGAAAGTTGAGAATCTTAAAATGATTCCTAATGATTATGAAGTAGCAATCTCTAAGAAGAAGATCTCTCGCTTCAAGCATACCGCTTCTGATCTTACATACTACGTTGCCGTTGAAGCTGACTCGGAGTTCTAATGGGATCCCCTGGTAAGTTTGAAATTGGTGTTACTCGTGGATGTGTTGGTTTGGGAATATTCATTGGTAGATTCCCTCACCAACTTTCTATTGACATCACGTTAATTTGCATTAGTATTTACATTGGTTTTGGAAAAGGCTACGATGAGTAATCAATATTTGTGGGTTGAAAAGTATCGTCCATCGACAATCGATGAATGTATTCTTCCCGATTCAATGAAGAAAACTTTCAAGGAGTTCATCAACTCTGGTGAACTGCCTAACTTCTTGTTCTGTGGTGGCGCAGGCGTGGGTAAGACTACAGTTGCTAAAGCACTATGTAACGAGATCGGTGCGGAGTATCTCTTCATCAACGGTTCGGAAGAATCAGGTATCGATGTTCTTCGTAGCAAGATAAAGAACTTTGCATCTTCTGTCTCACTGACTGATGCAAAGAAAGTTGTTATTCTTGACGAGGCTGATTATCTTAATGCTAATAGTACTCAGCCTGCATTGCGTGGTTTCATCGAAGAATTTAGTAACAACTGTCGATTCATCTTCACTTGTAACTTTAAGAACAGAATCATTGAACCTCTTCACTCACGTTGTGCTGTAGTTGAATTTAAGATTGAGAATTCTGAAAAGCCAAAGATTGCTGCAGGATTCTATCGTCGTGTTCTTGACATTCTTTCTCAAGAAAAAGTTGAAGCTGATGGCAAAGTTATTGCTGAACTCATTACTAAATATTTTCCTGATTATCGTCGTATTCTAAATGAGTTACAAAGATACTCAGTTAGTGGTATAATCGATTCTGGTATTCTTGTTAATCTTGGCGATGAGTCTTATGTAGAACTTGTCAAGAATCTTAAAGCTAAGAACTTCACAGAAGTTCGTAAGTGGGTAGGAAAGAATTCTGATATTGAATCAACTGAACTATTCCGCAAGCTTTATGATAAAGCTATTGACTATCTTGAACAAGGTTCTATCCCTCAATTAGTTTTAATTCTAGCCGAGTATCAATATAAGGCTGCGTTTGTTGCAGATCGCGAGATCAATACGATGGCAGCTCTTACAGAAGTCATGGCTCAACTGAAGTTTAAATAATATGGAAACGTTAATCATCGTATTTGTTTTCGGGTTTGTATGTGCGCTTATGGGCTGGAAAGCGCGTGAATATCATGCAATGAAAAAGATTTCTGACGCAGTAGATGAAATTACAGAAAATACTCTTCAAGAATTCAGAAGTAAAGTTATGAACATTCGTGTAGAAGATCATGATGGACAGTTCTTTGTTTACGCAAAAGATGATGGAAGCTATCTTGCTCACGGCAAGACTAAAACTGTATTAGAAAATATCTTACATGAAAAGTTTCCAGGAAAATTATTTAATGCTTCTCCTGAAGATCTTGAAAAGCTAGAATCACGATGAGTTTCTTTGACTTCTTAAACGCAATCAATGACACTAAGAAAGATCTCTTAAGAGAAGATCCTCTTACTGAAAAAGATTACGTACCATTCATGATCAACCGTGGATTGTCTTACTTTCCAGACACTATCCTTTATGCTAATGAAATGAATTCTGCTGCTGATATACCTAAACAGTGGCAGTTTGATTTTTATAGAATTGGTGTCTCTAAACGTAAGAGATTCTCTAAGTGGCATAAACGTGAACAACTGGAAGAAGATGTTAAGTTAGTTATGAAAGAGTATGATTACTCACACCAAAAAGCACTACAGATTATTAACCTTCTGAATGAAACTCAACTTAAAAATTTAAGGGAGAAATACTCAAACGGAGGTCGTTGATCGTATAAATAATTACAGTCTAATACTAAATTATGACAACTATAAAAGGGATTGTGAAATGACTGTAGAATTAATATATTACGATTGGTCACCAGAATCAATGCTTGAAGTGACGTTACCTGAACCAGATAATTTTCTTAAGGTTCGTGAAACTCTCACTCGCATCGGAGTGGCTTCCCGTAAAGATAAAACACTGTATCAATCTTGCCATATTTTACATAAGCAAGGTAGATACTTTATCGTTCACTTCAAGGAGTTGTTTGCGCTCGACGGAAAAGAGGCAAACATAACTGCTGGAGATATTGAACGTAGAAATACAATCGCTGGTCTGTTATCAGACTGGGGATTGCTGAAGATCGTTTTTCCGGCGAAAGCAGAAAAACGTGTTTCGTTGTCGCAGATCAAGGTCGTATCCTTTAAGGAAAAAGCCGACTGGACTTTAACCGCCAAATATAACATTGGCAAAAAATCAACTAAGTAATTGGAGAATATATGCTTAAATTTGAACTGACTCTCGATGAGGCTAACATGATTCTTGCCGCTCTTGGTAAGGCACCTTTCGAACAAGTAGCTGGTATCATCGGAAAAATTCGTGAACAGGCTCAGCCTCAGCTTCCAGCTCTTGAAGCAGCACAAAAAGCTGCTCAAGAAGCAGCACAAAAGTCGATGGAGGAAACCTCAGTCGACAATGTACTGCCAAACTAATTCCCCTTCGGGATGGGAACAAGGTTGGAGGTAACCTTGCTAAACACCTTCTAGAATTCTGTCCCACTACCTTGGGAACCGTTTGACGTTCACGGTAAAAGGCGTCAACCAGCAGCCTTGGCTCTGGCTAAACAAACCAAGGATTATGCATTGCCTTCGGGGATGCGTTTTTAACTCGCTTAATAGGAGAAAACTATGACACAACTTCCATCTATCTTTGGTCAACTCAAGGATCTCGACAAATTCTTTGTTGGATTCGACGAGCAATTTAATCGTCTTCAAAAAATGCATGACGATATTACCAAAAACATTCCAAACTATCCTCCATACAATATCCGCAAGACAGGTGACAATACCTACGTTGTTGAGATGGCAGTCGCTGGCTTTGGCCAAAGCGAAATTGACATCGAGATCGACGGTGGTAAACTAATTATTCGTGGTAATGTTGCGGCAGACAACGAAGCAAATGATTATATCTTTAAGGGTATTGCTGCTCGTGCTTTCACTCGTTCCTTTGCAATCGATGATCAGATCGAAGTTAAGGATGCTGAACTCTTTAATGGTATGCTTAAGATTGCTTTAGAGCGTCTTGTGCCTGAAGAAAAGAAACCGAAGAAAGTCGCAGTAAAAACAAAAGGCCAAAAGTCCTTTTTAACAGAGGAAGAAAAAGATGAAATTGCTTCAAAGCTTTAAACGTTTCATTAACACTTTTCGTGAATATAAAAAAGGAAAAGTAAAATGAAAGACTTCTGGGACTGGGTTAAGAAAACCTTTACTGCTGACTATCAGAAAGAGATCGAAGCATATCTCGCAGATTCAGTCAGCCATTACGACCTCGAACAACGTATTAAAACTTTAATGCGCCGAGGAATGATTTAACAGGAGATATTATGAGTGTAAAAGTTTGCAAATTGATTACTGGCGAAGATATTATCGCTGATGTTGAAGTCGATCAGAATGGTTATACCTTTAATAACCCAGCATTGATCGTAGTTCAACAAACACAAGATGGACGAGTAGGCGCAGCTTTTGCACCATTTGCTCCTTACGCAAAAGACAACAAAGTCCGTATTTATAAAAACTATGTTATAGGTGAAATGGAAATTGATGTCAAATTGATTAATGAATATAATCGGATCTTTGGATCTGGAATCATGATTGCTTCGGCAAACGAGATGCCAAGTTCACAGATTATAAGTTAAGATTGTACATTTAATCATAAACGGGATATAATTAGTATATCCCGTTTTTATTTCTATTATGCGATTTTATACAAACATCAGTCGTTATGGTAACAATCTTTTGTATCGTGGATACGAAGATGGACGACGTATCAAGAAAAAGATTGCTTTTAAACCTACACTATATGTGAAAGGTAAAGGCAACTCTAAGTTTAACGCACTAGATGGAACCAATGTAGATGCAGTTAAATTTGACTCCATGCGTGAAGCAAAGGAGTTTATTGAGAAGTATAAAGAAGTCGAGAACTTCAAGGTGTATGGTAACACCAATTATATCGCTCAATTCATCGCTGAAGAATTTCCAGGTGAAATTAAGTTCGATCGCAGCAAGATTCGAATTCATAACATCGATATTGAAGTTGCTTCAGACGAAGGTTTCCCAGAACCAGACGAAGCTAAGCATCCAGTAATCTCTATTGCTATTAAAGATACAGTACTGGATACATATTTCGTTTGGGCACTCGGAGATTACGATGTTGATAAGTCTATTATGAAAACTTATCAAGTACGTTATATGAAGTGCGTATCTGAAGAACAACTGCTCAAACAATTCATTCAATTCTGGTTTGAAGAACACACTACACCTGATGTAGTTACAGGCTGGAACATTCGTGGATTTGATATTCCATATCTTGTAAACCGTATCAATCGTCTTCTCGGTGAAGATGAAGTTAAGAAGCTATCACCTTGGGGCATGGTTGAAGAACGTATGGTTACAATGCGAAAAGGCATGGTTCAGTTATATGATATCATCGGTATTGCTCAACTAGATTACATGGACATCTTCCAAAAGTTTGGTTACTCCTTTGGTCCACAAGAATCATATCGTCTTGATCATATCGCAAACGTAGTTCTTGGTGAACGTAAACTTGCTTATGATGGTACTCTACATACGCTGTATAAGAGCGATCACCAAAAGTTTATCGACTATAACATCAAGGACGTAGATCTTGTTGACCGCATGGAAGATAAGATCGCTATGCTTACCTTGACAATGACTATGGCGTATAAAGCTGGTGTAAACTATTCTGATACGATGGGAACTGTGGGTATTTGGGATTCACTTATCCACCGTGATCTAATGTTTAAGAACATCATCGTTCCACCAACGAAAGAAAGTTTCAAGTCTGATTATGAAGGTGGATATGTTAAAGATCCTCAGTGTGGCGTACATGACTGGGTGTGTAGCTTTGACGTTAATTCACTTTATCCTAACATCATTGTTCAATGGAACATGAGTCCTGAAACAATCGTTCGTAAAGTTGAACCTGGAGTTACGATTGAAAAGATTCTCGATGGATATGTAGCAGAAACTGCTGTAGCCAACAACATGTCTATGGCTGCAACAGGTCAATACTTCTCAAACGAGAAGCAAGGATTTATGCCACGAATCATTGAAGACATGTATAATGAACGTGTTGTTATTAAAAAGAAAATGATCGAGTCTAAGAAAGAACTCGAAGCATGTGATAAAAACAATAAAGCAGAAGTGTATCGAATCGAACGTGATATCGCACACTACGAAAACCAACAATTAGCTATTAAGATTCTTCTTAATTCACTTTATGGTGCTCTTGGCAATAAGTACTTCCGTTACTTTACGATGGAAATCGCTGAAGGTATTACTATAACGGGTCAAACAATTATTAAGTGGGGTGAGAAGCACATCAATAGCTATCTTAACAAAGCACTTAAAACAAATAAAGACTATGTTATCGCAATCGACACTGACTCAATTTATGCAAACTTCTCAGGCTTGGTTAATACAATCATGCCAGACGCAGACACCGGAAAGAAAGTTGACTTCCTCTCCAAAGCCTGCAGAAAAATCGAAACAGACGTATTTGACGCAGCCTTCAAACAACTTGGTGAAAACTTAAACGTTCACCAGCTTCGCATCGGTATGAAGCGTGAAGGTATCGCTGATCGTGGTATTTGGACTGCGAAGAAGCGTTACATCTTAAATGTATGGGATAATGAAGGAGTTCGTTATGCAAAACCGAAACTTAAAATTATGGGTATCGAGGCTATCAAGTCGTCTACTCCAGCGCCGAGTAGAGAGGCTATGGAAGAACTGTTCCAGATTCTCATCAATGGCACTGAGCTGGAAACTCAACAGTTTATACTCGAGTTTAGGAATAAATTTGATGCTCTTCCCGCCGAAGAAAAAGCATTTCCACGTGGTGTATCCTCCCTCAAGCAGTATGCGGATTCCAAAACGATTTACAAAAAATCTACGCCGATCAACTCGCGTGCGGCACTGATGTACAACAGCTTGTTGAAACAGCATGGACTTGAAAACAAGTATGAAATGATTAAAGAAGGTGAGAAGATTAAGTATATTCACCTTAATCCAAAGAATCCTACTCGTGAGGATGTGATTGGATTCTCTCAAGTTCTTCCACCAGAATTCGGTTTACATCGCTACATTGATAACGAAAAACAATTTGAAAAATCATTCCTCGATCCTGCTAAAATTATTCTAGATTCTATCGGATGGCGTGCAGAAGAGGAAGCATCTTTGGAGGACTTCTTTGGATAATCTATCACACTATGTTAGAGTTTACGATAACGCTTTTACTCCAGCGTTTTGTAATTTTCTAATTGAACAATATGAAAAACAAAAAGATGAATTTCAAACAGCTCGTCTATCAGAACATGAGTGGGAGTTTGACTATCGTTCTTTTGAAGAAGTTAACATCTGTGCAGAAGATGTGTATAAGCCATACCTCACACAATACTATGATCGTATAAAAGAGGTATATAAACAATATGCTAAGGATTTAAATTCTCGTTATCTTCCAAACGAAGCAAAACTAGAAAGTGCACGTTTGAAGAAATATGAGAACAATGATATTGACCAATTCGGTTGGCACACTGATGTAAATGATTCAGAGTCAGCCAAACGATTCCTCGTTATGTTTACGTATCTAAATGACGTTTCAGAAGGAGGAGAAACCGAATTTGAAGCTAAATCAGAAGAAGGGTTTACTGTTCAACCAAAATGTGGTAGAATAGTGGTATTCCCTCCAATGTGGATGTTTCCGCATAAGGGAAAGAAGCCAATCAGTAATCCTAAGTATATACTATCAACATACTTACACTACGAATAAGGAATACATATGAGCATACTAGACAAAATCAAGAAAAATACTACGATTAAAGAGTCAGCAATTCTTGCAGATTCAAAGTTCTTCACCAAGAAGGACATGATTCCAACATCAATCCCAGTCATCAACGTTGCACTCAGTGGTCGACTTGATGGTGGTCTAACTCCAGGTCTCACAATGTGGGCTGGTCCTTCTAAACACTTTAAGACTGCGTTCAGCTTGCTGATGGCACGTTCTTATCTTGACAAATATCCAGATGCAGCACTCTTATTCTACGATTCTGAGTTCGGTACTCCGCAGTCTTATTTCGATAGCTTTGGTATTGACACTCAGCGGGTGCTCCATACTCCTATTACAGATCTTGAACAACTCAAGTTCGACGTCATGCAACAAATTAACAACCTCGACCGAGGTGATCGCGTAATGATTGTGATTGACTCTATTGGTAATCTTGCTTCTAAGAAAGAAGTCGAGGATGCACTAGAAGGTAAGTCAGTTGCAGATATGTCACGTGCTAAACAAATTAAATCTCTTTTCCGTATGGTAACACCACACTTGACAATTAAAGATATTCCTATGGTTGTAGTTAATCATACGTATATGGAACAAGGTATGTTTCCTAAGGCTATCGTTTCTGGCGGAACAGGTCCTTACTATTCAGCAGATAACATTTTTATTCTTGGCCGTCAGCAAGAAAAAGAAGGAACAGAAATCGTTGGTTATCACTATATTATCAACGTAGAAAAATCACGCTATGTTAAAGAAAAATCTAAAATTCCTGTGTCTGTATCTTTCGATGGTGGTATTAGCAAGTGGTCTGGCTTACTTGATATTGCGCTTGAATCCGGACACGTTATCAAGCCTAGCAATGGTTGGTATTCAAAAGTAAACAAAGAAACTGGTGAGATTGAAGATAAGAAGTATCGTGTTAAAGATACTGACACACGAGACTTTTGGTTGTCAATCGTTACTTCTAAATCTTTCAATGAATTCGTTCAAAATAGATATGCTATTGCTCATGGCGATATCATTCATGATGATGAAATTCTAACTGACTTGGAAAAGTATGAAGACGAATCTGCGTCCGCATAAAGTACTAGGTAGATCTACACCAGAGGGCGAACTCCACGCCCTTTGTTTTACTGAAGGTAGATTTGCTGATATCGTTTTCTCTTACACTAATGTAAATTTTGAAGAGAACGAAGAACAAGATCATCTCAAAGTTGGATACACATATAATATCCACTATGTACCAGACGATAAGATCGGTTTCAATAAAGAAGAATTTGAAACCGAATTAGGCGACTTTGTGGTACAATTATTAATGTATGGCGTAGAACAGGAAAATTTGGGATTTATTAATGACAATGAAAATAGAAAAGACGATTCTATCGAATCTGATTCACAACGAGGAGTACTGCCGTAAGGTTGTACCTTTTCTCAAGCCTGAATATTTCAACGATCAGTTTGAAAGAATCGTTGCTGAGGAACTACTAAAGTTCTTCAATGAATATAACAAACCAGCATCTCTTGAAATTCTTGCAATCCAGATCGGCAAGAGGAAACTTCACCGTGAACAAATCGAAAGCATTGACAAATACATCAATGCTCTTGATTTTAAAACTGATAACGATGAATGGTTATCTAAAAATACTGAAAGCTTTTGCAAGAAGCAAGCAGTTTATAATGCAATCATTGATTCATTCGAAATCATCGAAGGTAAGAACCAGAATCTAACTGAAGATGCTATTCCATCTCTATTGTCTGATGCGCTTTCAGTATCATTCGATAAATCAGTAGGCCACGATTATCTTGAAGACTTTTTAAATCGCTATGAATTCTATCATAGACAAGAAGAAAAGCTTTCATTCGATCTTGAGCTATTCAATAAGATCACTAAAGGTGGTCTATCTAAGAAAACTCTTAATGTAATTCTTGCCGGTACTGGTGTTGGTAAGTCATTGTTCATGTGCCACGTTGCAGCGGCCGCGTTGAATCAAGCTAAGAACGTTCTGTATATCACTATGGAAATGGCAGAAGAACGTATCGCTGAACGTATCGATGCAAACCTCTTGAACATGACAATGGATGAATTGTCAAAGGTTGATAAAGACATCTATGAAACTCGCATCGGCAAACTAATTAAGAAAACATCTGGCAAGTTAATCATTAAAGAATATCCAACTGCATCTGCGCATGCTGGACACTTTAAAGCATTGCTTGAAGAACTTAAACTGAAGCGTGATTTTAAACCAGATCTGATCATCATTGATTATCTTAATATCTGTGCATCATCTCGTATGAAGCATGGCGCTGGTGTTAATTCTTATACGTATATTAAGTCTATCGCTGAAGAACTTCGCGGTCTTGGTGTAGAATATAATGTTCCAGTTCTTTCTGCAACACAAACAACACGAGGTGGTTATGACAATACCGATGTGGATCTCACAGATACTTCTGAGTCTTTCGGTCTTCCTGCAACTGTGGATTTTATGTTTGCTCTTATTTCTACAGAAGAACTCGAAAACCTCAACCAGATTATGGTTAAGCAACTTAAGAATCGCTACAACGATCCTTCTTATTACAAGCGTTTTGTTATTGGGGTTGATCGTGCTAGGATGAAACTATATGATGTTGAAGATTCAGCACAATCTAATATTGCAGATTCTGGTCAAGATGATGGACCAGTATTTGATAAAGGTTCCTTTGGTCAAAGGATGAAACAGGCTGGAGATGGATTTAACTTTTAATCCTTTTTATGTTACAATTTAATTTTGGAGAATATTATGAGTATGAACTGGGTTGCTGATATGCAAGCAATGCACCAAAAGTATGGTGTTAATGAAGTTGTTCGAGAATTTGATAAAGAAAAACTTCAAAAGTTTTTAGAATTTCGCGCTAACTTTCTGCAAGAAGAACTAGATGAACTGAAGAATGCTACAAACGCAGACGATGTTGTAGATGCATTAATCGATCTATGCGTTGTTGCTATTGGTACTCTTGATGCGTATGATGTTAATTCATATACAGCATGGAATCGAGTATGGCAAAAGAACATGGAAAAAGAAGTAGGTATTAAAGCTTCTCGTCCCAATCCATTAGGTCTACCTGATCTAATTAAACCAGAAGGTTGGACTGCTCCAACTCATGCAGATAATGTAGGACTATTGTCAAAGGTATTTGAATAATGATATCACTCACCGTCTTTAAATCGATCTTCGATAATAAGACTGATACACGTGTTGACTTCGATAATTTCGAGAAATTCGAAAAGTCGCTGTATCACCTATCAACGCTAAAAGGTTATAAAGCTAAGCGTGGTGAGTTTACTAATAAAGCCTCACCGCTTATTTCACCAGCAATATACAAGCCTGATACTACTCGGGCAAACGCTAACGTAATTGAGTGGGCAGGCTGGGCTGCACTCGACGTTGATAACCATAAATTTGATGGAGATCTTGAAAGTGAATTGGCTCGGCTTTACCCTGATACTTATTTTATTTGCTACTCAACTGCTAGCTCTACGCACGATCATCCAAAGTTCCGCTTGGTGTTCCCACTTACAAGAACTGTTGGGTCTGACGAAATTAGGCACTTCTGGTTTGCACTCAACACCGAATTTGGCATGGTGGGAGATACCCAGACTAAAGACCTCTCTCGAATGTATTATGTTCCAGCGCAATATCCTAAAGCTTATAATTTTATTTTTACTCATCGCGCAGATGGGTATCTTGATGTTGATGATCTACTAAAAAAGCACGCATATGATAACATTCAGCATTCTACTAATTTTATTGATAGGCTTCCACCTGAGACTCAAAAGAGGATCATCGAACAACGACAACAAGAATTCCAAAAAGTAAAGCAAGATCTTTCTTGGAATTCATATAAAGATTGTCCATTTGTCAACAAGAACTTAGTTGCAGAATACAAGAAGATAGCTTTCAGTGATGGTAGTGGTCGATACTCAATGATCTATAAGATCATGACTTCTATCGCATGTAATGCAGTCAAGCGTCAGTATCCTATTACAGAATACGAGATCGTAGATCTAGTCAGGGCATTGGATCGCGAAACATCTAACATTTATGCCAAGAGACCCTTGAATGTAGAGGCTTCAAGAGCTATAGAATTTGCCTATCGTAATGTTTAAACAAAAGTATACAGTTTACAATAATTCATTTTTATGATATAATACTACTATCAACAACGGAGTATTGTATGAACGACCACGACCGAAGCAACCTACAATTCATTTTGTCACTTGATGAAAAAACATATGATGAATGGACTGAGTCTTTATCTGAAGACGATGTAAACTATGCACTCGAGTTGCTTAAAGCTGCACGTACTGAACTGATATTGAAAGATGCAGAACTTTCAGATAATGTTGAAGATCTTACAGAAGCTAACGATATTCTGAAAGGATTCATGCTGTGAATGTATACGCACCTGAAGTAATGGAATCGCTCAGCAATCTGCGAGCTACTGTCGACTTCAACAAAGAATATGTTGAAGATTTGAAAAACATGACAGAAAATAACTGGAAACAGGAAAAGAAACGTCGTGGCAAACGAGACTATGACACTGTCAAAATGCACACTGCAATGGGTCTTGGTTTCGAAAAAGTTCTATTGTCATTGCCTTACTTTGGTGAAGTAAGTGAAATAGTTGAAAACGCAATGGAGCTAAATTACATTGATCGCATGCGTGATTACAAATATCTTGTAGGCGAAGGATGTTTTGGACAACAAAAAACTTTCAATCTAAAGTATTCTGGTTTA